AAGAGAAAGTCGTGATTTTTAAAGCCCGTACTTATATCGCATATATTCTTGGGTCTCTATCAATCTACATTAAAGTTTATCTGTACCGCAGTATTAGCCGTCTTTGGTGCATCTACTCTCAGCCCAGCCCTGTCCATTAAATCTCTGCTAGCCTCTAACCTTACGTGTGCTGACTTAGCTGTTAGCAAATCTCTCATAGTTGCTAGAGCCTGTGTTGCGTCCCAACCAAGACAACTCATAGCCAACTGTTGCCTATATTCTATAACGTGTTGTTTATTAATGGTTATATAAGCCCAAGCCTTATTCCTACCCAGTCTTTTAGCACCTTCTGTTGGGTTGCAACCATCATGTAACATTGCGTGTACTAACTCAGCCTGTGCTTCTGTTACTTTACTATGTTGTGGTAGTAATGATTTACTGTTCGTTTGTATCTCATTCATTGGCACAACCGAACCCTTATACTTTTCTTGTTGCGTAGTATTAGCTTTCATTGAAGGTCTCTTATTATTGCTCTACGAGAGGATAACCATACTCTCTATAATGCTGTCTATTCACATTCCTAAGTCCTTGTTATAACTAATGATTATGAGATGGCATCGAGCCATACATAATCATGGCAACAACTAATAGAACTTATGTTGCCTATTCCGAGTCCAGTCCGTTTTGTCTCATACTTAGAATAAGATTGCATTGCACTCATCTCACTTCGTAAGATTCCCTACATTCCATCTCATTCTTCTCATATAAATGATCGTATAAGAAAAAGCCGTTGCTTCCTCTCTCACTACTTTTTGGAAAAAAGTATGCAAAAATATTGAGTCCTAATGGGACGACTACTACTACGAAATTGAATTATAACCTCTAGTTGAGCCTACCTCCCGAGAACCTATAAACCCCCCTCTAACAAGTTAGAGTTGCAAGCACTTCATTCCATAAAAATAGCTCCCAAGTGGTCGACAAAGACGATTTTTATTCCATTACGGGGGTATGACAGAACCTTTGCGGTAAGCCAGTAAAACGGCGTTCTACAATTCCGTAGGAGCAGTTAATTTTATACAGAAAGGAACATTACAATGTATAAACAATTAGACTTATTTAACAAAAGCCAACCAAGTGATCTAGAGAAATTAGATGACATGGTATCTATAGAATACTACGAAGAAGTTGCATCTCATGGTCATATCGTTGAAGAACGTATGCCATACAGAGAAGATAAGAAACATTTCTCACAACTTACATGGGATATACAGCAAGCATTGGATTCTGGTGATACTCAGAGATATGAGGAATTAATCACAATCCAACGTGATATGAATTAATTAAAGCCAAAGTAAGGGGGTATAGATTTTATATCCTCTTTATAACTGTCATAGAAAGGAACATTACATGACATCTATATCACAATCTAAAGAGAAATCAGATCAGTTTCGTAAGAAATACAATATGCCACACGTTACTGATGCAAACATTGCACTTGCTGAATGGCAGTATGAGAATCGTACACCAGATCAGCATAAGGCAAAAGCAGAACTTGATAATATAACCACGGAGCAGTTAGATGAAATCGCTAAACAATTTAAGCCTAAAACACCTTATAACGAAGCTTGGGATCAGGAGTTCATCAGAAGATGTCTCATGGTTGCGGAAATGTTTGAAGATGGTAACGAAGTCATCATCAAAGCAAAATTACAAGACCAACTTCCGAGAATGTTTGAAAAGATGCGTGACAATGTCATGGAGCAAGGACTTAAACTCAAAGAAGAAAGAAGGAAAATGGTTCGTCAGAATGTCGATATTGAGCTTACCTTACACCCTCTTGAGGACTTGGATAAAAAGATTGAGCAAATGCGTCAGCAATATGTTTCACTCGATCATGCCTTCAAAGCTCTACTCTATCATTTCAGACCAGCTATCAAAGGTCAGACTGGTATTGACTTCGGTAAATATACGAAACTAGGCGAATTTGCTAAAGTTAAACGTATGCAGAATAGGAACAAGAAATTAACACTTGATACCTATTTAAATAATAAAGATGTATTTGACGAGATTATGATTGATGCTGATTCAGGAAAGCCAATCAAACGAGGTCAGGTACTGGTTGAAGATATGATGCTTGATATAAATAACGGCATCATTGAGATACCAGAAGAAATGCAATAATTGCTTAACCGATTGGAAGGTTGCTAATGTAATTGGGAATACCCTCCCTTCCAATCACTTTTAAGGGAACATTACTCATGAGAAAATATAAAAAATGGCTTATAATGGGATCATTGATAGGCTTCTACATTTACGCAGTTACAGTAGTAGGATTTATGACTACATTATCTTTATTCGTAACATGGTCAATAATGTCCGTTGTATTCAGAGGACATCTAGAGTTATTCTCATTGTTTGAGAAATCAATCTCGTCCATCATTAAAGATATTACAGATGTCTTTAATAACAAAACAAAACCAATACTTAAATAACATCTTGAGAGCTTGCATCTATATTGGTGCAAGTTCTTTTACCTCAGCATAAAGGAAATTTGCGTATCATTACGTCGTACCTCCTCCATTGCAAATTACTTATACTAAAAATCACTCCCATCTCTCATGCTTCAAACAAAACACAAAAAAACAAAAACAAACAAACAAAAAAAGCCAAAAGTCTCTTTTCAAATTTTTTCAATAAAATTCTTGGCTTTCCAAAAAATCGAAGAAAAATTCACTTTTATTTGGAGATGTAATTATGAGTAAAGGTAACAAAGGCAGAGGAAAGATTCATAGTACCTCAAGGTCTTGGGAAAAATCGTTAAAAAAAGTGGCTAAGGCAAAGGATCGTCAAAAAGCCAAAAGGAATATTAAAAACAATTATAAGTAGGAGATTAAAATGTTATTTTTTACAATAGCTGGTATCGCATCAGCTTGTGCCATATTATTTCTACTTGCCAAATTAAATATTAAAAGAGTTCTCTGCTTTGACATACTCGTAGACATAGGTGCCTCAATCGCATTGATTATCATGTTTGCTGGTACATTTGCCGGAATGATGGCTGGAATCCTAGGTGGAGCTATTATTTCAATAGTACTATTCATTCTCAAACGCACAATAGGTTACGAAAAGCCAAAGAGAGATGGTTTTAAGATTAGATGGGTAAATGTTCCCCCCAGATAGTCTTAATCCTGATGCAGATACAGATAGGTCGACCCTGTGGCAATACTGCAACTGTAGGTAATATACCTGATGCCTACAATTTTACAACACGAAAGGAGACTGATTCTAATGACTTTCCTAGTTAGGGAGTTTTTATAACTCTTATTTTCTTCTCCAGCATTAGTTTCAGTAATGTGAATAGCCTTTGGTTTAAAAAAAGCCAAGGGTTATTTGCGTTGGGAATAAGCTAAATCCCATTTCATTAATCATCTATAACGTAAAGGAGAAACAGATGAACTTAGCACAAATCATGGTCTCAGGTAACATAGGACAACAACCTGAAATTAAGACAGTTGGTGACACAAAGGTTGCAAACTTTTCTGTAGCAGTTAACGAAGGTTTCACAAATAAAGCTGGTGAGAAAAAAGAAATTACTCATTGGTACAGATGTGAGGCTTGGGACGGCAAAAACGGCAAAGGTTTAGTCTCAAATGTTATCGAACCTTATGCAAAGGTAGGTACTACTGTATTCGTTCAAGGTATGCCTATTAATGAATCATACGAAAAAGATGGAGAGAAAAGATCAGCTTTCAAGATTAAGTTAGCTGGTATGTCCTCCACATTCAGACTTCTTGGAACTAAAGATTCTACTGGAGATACTAAGGCTTCTCCAAAGGTCGATTCTGAGATTGACGATGAGATTCCGTTCTAGGGTTATGACTGCGTTAACTTAGACGGATAGGGAGTGGGCTTGGCAGAGTCTGCTCCCATTCATAATTTCAAAAGGTGCAATATGGCAATAAATAGAAACAAAATATCGCCTCAACATTATTCAAAATACAAGATAGAGCCAATCACATTTATCCTGGCTAATGATCTGGATTTTTGTCAGGGCAATATCATCAAGTATGTCCTCCGATACAAAGACAAGAATGGTCTAGAGGACCTTCATAAAGCCAAACAAAATATAGAGTTTTTAATAGGAAAATTAAATGAAAAAAAGCCTCAGTAAACAATATGAAAAAGCAATACAAGCTAACGATAGGAGTGATAAATTGAGAATTATATCAGAAGAAGAAATGACATTAGTAGTGAAAAAACATGAACATCAAAAACGTATGTTTATACTTCGCCTCCAGCAAATCATTGATAGCCACAAAACTCAAAACACCAATTTTAAAGTAATGGTGGGCTGGGTAAAGAAAATATGGAAGGACTTCGATCATGTCTAAAGACTGGCAAGAAGCACTTCAAGAAGAAGTATCTTATCAAGAATTAGAGGAAAAGCTTACAAAACGTACTGCTCAACTTGTAGATACTCTAAATGAACTTTCCGACACATACGGGCAGTTAAGAGAGTCAAATGAACTTTTAGTGAAAGTGCAAAATAATTTAAACGAATTAGAAAAAGTAATAACTGAAAGAAAACACATACACAGCCACAAAGCTCAAAATGCTGTTGTTAATATAATTAATCCACTGAAAGAAAAAGCATTGAAAATACATAAGGAGGAAACCGATGCAATTAATGACAAAAGAAATCAAGACAAAGTTGTTGCGTAACGGAGATGTTACTAACAGAGGTAATGACCATAAACCAGTAGTTAAATTCTTTGGTGGTGGTTCTGCAACTTGGTTAATAACAGAAATGGATTCAGCCGATGATGACACATTGTATGGTCTATGTGATCTAGGTCAGGGTTATCCAGAACTAGGCTATGTAAGTTTAACAGAGTTAAAAAATCTTAAGTTCTTTCCACCTTATCTTAGTGTTGAAAGAGATTTGTATTTCAAAGCCGATAAAACACTCAGCCAATATCATAATGAAGCAATCGAAGCACATAGGATTATAGCATAATGTCTACTTATTTTAGATTATCAAAGCCAATACCATTGGAAGATATAAAAAATAAATGTTCATTTATGGTCAAAATAAACGACAAACCAAATGAGCAAAAATACCAATGGTTTATAGACGAACATGGAAATTATCTGCATTGGGATATTAACTCTAATGGAATGGTAACTGACATTCTCAGATATGGTGGGAATAACGCCTCATACATATTGTTTGAGATTGAGCAGACATTTCTATGCACAGCTTATAGTGAGCATGACAAAGAATATCATATTTACCAAGACCCTGAGTCAAACGTAATCACAGTTAATTTTGAAGGAATGTAATATGTGGGAAAAAATTAAAACAATCAAACCTCTATCACAAAAAGCCAACTGGATTGGTTGGTTTTGTACTGTGCATTTAATATCATCAGCAATCGTTCTAATATTACTGATGGGTGTCGGTATAAATCCAACTTTAGTTGTGTCTGTGGTCGCAGCTCCCTTGTGGTTAGCTGTAGCTTTCACATCAAAATATATAACCGATAAAATAATGGAGAAATAAATTGCATATAAGATTAAAAGTAGGAGCAACTGAATATAAAGTATCATCAGAAAACTATAAGAAAATTATGGATTTTGCTGGTATGTTTTATGACCCAGAAATTAAAATCCAAGAAATAGCAAGAGTCCATATTTATGTATCTGATGAAGATAGAGAAAAAATGTCAGATAAAGAAAAAAAGGCGATTATAGAATACTGCCAAGCAGGAAATATAAAAGAGTTTCAAACTTATGAAAAACCTGAAGATTTATCAGTATCTATGTCTGGTGAAGATATTCAAGGCATTAACTCGCTTCAATCAGGACTAAAAGACTTAATTCATAAATTCACGAATAAGCCAAAGATAGTGGCTTAAATAAAGGGGAGAGGGTGGAACATTACTAACTCCCTCTCCTTGTCAACGTCAACTAAAGGAGTTTAAATTGCAAATAGCATTAAATCAACTAAAACCTAACCCTAAAAATGTTAGAAAAGTAGAAGCTGATAATCTTGATAAACTTATCGCCTCAATCAAATCCAAGGACTTATTACATAATCTTGTTGTTCAAAAGAACGGTACAGGTTACTGGGTAGTCGATGGTCACAGACGTTATAAAGCTTTATGTGAAATACATGGTTCTAAGTCTGACTTTGTTGTTGACTGTAAAGTCATTGAAGAAGGTGCCACAGAAATTGGTGCTATGGCTAACATGATGCGTGAAGGTATGCACCCACTTGACGAAGCTGATGCTATCAATCAGGTTGTTCAAGATGGTGAAATGGATTATGACACTCTTGCTGCTAACTGGGGTCAAACCAGAAAATGGGTTATGCAACGTGTAGCCTTAGCTGAATTATCTGATAAAGTAAAAGATGGATTTAGAAATAAAGAATTTGGTTTATCCATTGCCCAGTTATTTACAAATGTAGATTCAGAAACACAAGACAAAATCTATACTGATTGTAATGGTTACTTTGACTATGATGACATTAAACATGATATTGGTAATGTAAGGTTATCAAGAAAGAATGTTATTATTCCAGAAAAGCACAAACTATTTAAAGAGATTGAGTTTGATGGAGATTTGTTTAGTGATCGTCAATATGTAGCTAACATGGATAGTTTTTTAGCTTTACAAAAACAATTTGTTGATGAAAAAGCCAAATATTATAATAAAAAGTTTAAAGATTGCACAGTTATTGACAGACACCCTTCAGATGTAAAAGGATTACTTAAGAATTTAATACAAGTGTATCAACATGAAATTGAGTCTGAAAAACTAGACCCAAAAGATATTCATGTTGTTCTTCAGTATCAGCCATTAAAAGGTGTGTTTTGGGTACAGAAATATAAAAGCAAAGTAGAAATGTCTAAGAAAGAATTAGATGCTATTGAGAATGGAGAGATACCAGAACTCACACTAGCTGATATGTCTAATCCTCAAATAACTTTAACTAATGAAATGTATGAAAATACTTTACGTCAGCATTTCTGGAATGATGATAAATTCAAGCATTTAGTAACTGACAGTAAGCATTATGTGTTAGCTACAATGTGCAATCAGCTTATGATTGGTTATGGTACAAATAAAACATATACTGACTTATTTTTCAGTCAAAAAACAGATGGAGAGCAATATAATGATTACTTTAATAAAATTAAGTCAGACCTTGCTGTATTTTGTAAAGAAGGCAAGCGTACTAGCCTCCAATATTTTCTTACTAAAACAGAGTCTGATCTCATTGCTATACTTTATAAAGGGATTGTTGCCTCTA